GCTGTGTACTCCTCAACGCCCCATCGCCAGACGATAAGCTCACGCAGCTCTTTCTCCTGCTGCTCAATTTTCTTGCGAGCCAAAAGGGCTTGCATAGCCTCCTGCTCAACACTGCCGCTGGAGATCAACTTCCTGAATAGCGGCGGGTCGTTGGCTTCTTCCTCTGCGGACTTGACATCACTGACTGCGCGAAACCACGTTCCCAGCTGGCCTGCCATGTCTTCCAATTCTCGACCTGCGGATATTCCCTTTTTTAGCAGATTAAACGCAGACGTAGCTATGGCTAACGCGGATACCGGGTCAAGCATTATTTTAACTCAGTAATGTCGTCGCCCTTTCGGACAGTGACTTCGCCGTTTTTAACATCGACGCGCATCGGTGGCTCTTTCTCAGCAAGCTTGGCAATCAGGTGCTGAATGACTTCAAACTCAGGACGCTCGGGCTTTTCTTGAGTTCCGGCAATCCCGTTCATCATGTTAATCAGAGCTACAAGCGCACCGCCGATCATGGTCATCACAGCAGTGATAGCGCCTTCAGATAAGAAGTAAGACGAGCCAACACCAATCAGCACGATAGCCGTGATGTACATCAGACCGTATTGGCCGATGGCCTTGCCAGCGACTTCTTTTGCAGTTTCATAGCGTTGTGGGGTTTCGTCGTTCATTCGTTGCCACCTCCGTTAAATTTGCCCCATGCACCGAGCATCAGCAGGCCAAGGACGAACAACGTGCCAGCTTTCGCCAGCGTGTTCAGGACAGTTTTCTTAATGCCCCGCCAATCGGTAATCAGACTACGCAAGTCGCGTACATCGTCACCGGCCTCTTCGTCGTGCAAACCGACTTCCTTCAGAGCTGACTTCATCTCTTCCCGGATAATCTTGCGTAACGCGAGTTCGTCTATGTCCACGATTCACTCCTACTCTTCTAAGATAACAACGGTGTCGGTGTCGCTGTAGAACAGCATTCTTTGACCGTAGCAGGCGACGTTAAAATCCACACCGTTCTTATCCAGCTCTGTCCAAGACCTACATTCTATCCTAACGTGTCGAGCAAGTACTTCATTGTCGTTCTCAAAAACACGCCAGACATGCTCTAACGATCCGCGCCCCTGTTGCCCACGGGACTTGTTAAACCGGATCGTGTACTTGTTCACAGGAAGGAGGGTGTATTGATTATTGGCTCTACCATTTTCCCTGTTTTTTCTTGCACTTTGTCAAAAATCTGATTATGCCACTCTCTTTGGATTGGTTCTATTAAGCAGTCTGGCGGTACTAAATCCGAATCTATCGTTCGCAGTGCGTGAATACAAGCACAGACTGTCTCGTCTTCCAACGCGGTAATACGATGGTATTTATTCTTCTCTACAAAAATAAAACCCGGAGCCTTAAATATTTTTACTGCCACGGCATTGCCGTTAGAACCATCAAGAATTTCGTATTTAACGGAACCGGAGCTTACAAGTGTGCCATGATCGTATGTATGCGAATGTCCAACCTCGACATCCCCTGCGTTTTTAAAATGCATCATGCGAGAATAAACATTACTTACTGCAACGACTGCAACGTCAGGAGGGTTCATGCTCACTCCGGGGCTACAGGCCACTGAATATCATTAGGAAAGCCAGACTGTAACCGGATATCACGCAGTGCGCGGCGGTACTCGATCCACAGAGCCTTGTCCCCGGAGGTCATCGGCACATCAGAAAGCATAGTCCAATCCGATTCGCGCAGTAGCTGCTTCGCTCGTTCCCATTCCAATTCGGCGGGTGTAGACGCAGTGGGCAGTGCGGGAGCATCCCCCACAATAACCCAGCCAGTGTCGTTGTACGCGTCACCCAGCCAGCTCAAGTCGCCAATCTTGTCAATAAACCCAGCAAGACCAAAGATAGGTCCCCAGTTCTCAGGCAGTCGTTGCGGTTCGTTTAGTGCTTCGCCGCTAGAGAGTTTTTTCAGTTGCCACAGCTTGCTCATCTTGTATCTCCTTCGCCATCAAGGCAGGTTGAAGTCCGGGTTGTTGTTCGGGCGGAGGGGGGTTAGCTCCAACGGCCATGTGTGGAGCCATGTCGTTTACAAAAGGGGGGTGTCCGTTAAGATGGAGTTTTTCTTCTGGAGTAACTTTCCAGTTTCTCCAACTTGCAAAGTCATTTCTGGGTTGGAGGTGTATGTGGCACCCGATATTAGCAGACAATTGGTTAATCAGCTCTACCACCTCAACAGGTTGCATTGGCGTCCAAATAGCCCGTCCATCGTTTGTACGCATTATTAACTCTGTGGTGCCTCCGAAAGAAGTTCCCACTGTAAAAGAACGGGCGCGGTTAAAGTCCCCCTCTCTTGTTTGTGTAGAAAGTCTTTCATTGAAACTATCCATTGTTTTTTCAATGTTTGTCTTTTTCATTGAGGATTCCACGAAACAACAACTTGCCCACCCGGAGAGCCTACCGATACTGGGTAGCTACTCCCCGGAGATACTGGAAGTGAGTTAAAAGAAGTTGGGTTGCCGGGGTTGCCGGGGTTGCCGGGGTTGCCGGAGTTAGCGGAGTTGCCCGGATATCTTCTGCCGCCACCACCTCCAGACCCACCGCTGGCATTGCCGCCACAAATGCCTGCTCCACCCCCACCCCCGGCCCCCGTTACGCTTGCAGCTTCACCGTTTTTGTTAGCGGGATTGCCCCTACACGCGCCTCCGCGTCCACCGCCCGGAGTTCCTCCCGGAACACGTGAGCTTGAAGTAACGGGGCCGTTACACCCCGGATTGCATAGCCCTGCGCCGCCACCCCCTGCAGGATTTCCAGTGCCGGGCCCGTTGGGGTTGCCTGAGTTGCCCCCGGAACCACCTGTAGTGCCACAGGGGCCGCTGGTGCCTCCTGCGCCTCCTCCACCACGAAAATTTGTCGCAAAGCTGCCGTTCGGATTAAAACAGGTAACTGTGCTACCACCACCACCGCCGCCACCACCACCGCCCCCAGAGCTGGCGTTCCCTGCGTTCCCTGCGTTCCCGCCTGAACCTCCCGCCCCTCCGGGAAAGTTATTGGAAAATACACTAGAAGCTGTGCCAGTTGAACCCGGATTACCGGAGTTTCCGGGATTACCCGCTCCGGCAGGTGTTCCAGATGCGCCCGGATTGCCGCCAAATCCCAAGTTTCGGTTGCCGCCCGGTGTAGCTGGCCCTGCAGCCCCTCCTACGCCTACTCCTGCTGGGTCATTGTTTGAGCTTGGGAAAACACTGATGGGTTGAACACAGCAATAAAAAATAGTTTGGGTATAGTAACCCCCTGCCGCACCACCTCCACCACCGGGGGCGCAAGTTGCCGGACCTACATTACCAGAATTACCTGCGTTTCCGGAACTTCCAGCTGCCCCAACCCCCGTGACGTTGACAGTGCTAATTCCTACGGGAACGGTAAATGTGCCGGGGGAGTTAAAGGTTTGAGTTCCACCGGGAACAATGGATTTACCACCAAAACCAGTTACTTTAGGAGTTCCAGCAGGCATTATAATCTCCTCGTTTTATCGCTCATACCATAAGCAGGTCGTTTGTCTTTTATAAACTCAGTGTTAGGGCCGTTCTTGTCAACGTAGTGCAGCATAAATTGCACATTTAACTGGTTTGGCGTTAGTGGTTTGCGCCAGTGTTTTGCTTCGCAGCCTTTATAGACTACAGCATCGCCGGGGCTAAGAAAGTGTTCTTCAACCGGATTGTCCTTATACTGCATGTAGATTGGCGAAAGCTCGCCCTTTGTAGCGATATTTACCGTAACACTGACTTCGCAAGACGGCCTGTCAGTATGGGAAACAAGCTCCTCACCGGGCTGGTATACACGAGAATACGAGTAAGTTGGAAGAAGCTCTTTCCCCGTTACTTCTTCTACACCAGCTTTACACGCCAACATCAACGCTTCAATCAAAGGATCGGCGTAATAAAATAACTTAGATGCAGCTTGTACGCCTTCGTTACCCTCCACCCATTCACCTCGACGGATGCGGTTTTCAAGATATTGAGAAACGATACTCACGGTATGTAAATCAATAAACTCGTTAACACGGACACAACCGTTTTTTTCAAATACGTCAGCACTACTCATAGTAGAACCACCCTGTCACAATATACTTGCTTTGCTCGCCCAGTACCGTATTGCCACGATGCGCGTGAGTGAAGGCCGCAGGCCATACAATCATTGTATTCTCTTCGGGGCGGATACGGGTTCGCTGATACAAAAACTCAGTTTCACCGCCATCAGCTTCCCCCAAATCGTTCAAATACAGCATGTAGACCAGAACGCGTTCGGCACGATTACCATTTCCCTGCTCGCCATGCCAAATATGATACCCCCCGCCCGGTGAAGTGCGCTGCATTTTCATTGCGGTGCCGTGAATCTTGCCATCTTTGAGCACAGAAAATTCTTCTGCATACGTGTCGTAGCACTGCTGAAGGCCGTTGAAAAACATACGTTCCGCTGGCACGTCGTTAAAGGGCGCAGCAGTGTGGACACCAAAGTTTAGCCCAAGCTGCATGTCATCTTTAAGGTGTTTAAGCGAACCTTCCCCTTTTTGGCGGTTGTTGCCTGCGCCTGACTCAACCAACCTTTCAAATTCTTTTATCAGATGCTGACAATACCCTTCAGGGTAAACACCTTTGTAAATGCCAATAAAATCTTTATGTTCTATGTTCATTTAAATGCCGGCCCCGATATCCATGTTACTAATGATTGACGGCTGCCGCTGGTCACAGGGGTAACTTGGTGCAGCACATAAGAGGGGAAGGCCGCTATCAGCCCCCGCTGCTTACGCACGTTGACAGGCTCTCCACTGGTCAGTATCTGCAAGTTGCCACCTTCGTATTGGCTTGGGTCTGTCAGTTGCAACACCATGCTTAATTTTCTACTGGGACTTAACTTCCCACCGTAGTCTAGGTGCCAGCCGTACATACCCTTTTCCGACTGATTATAATTGGTCAACTGCAGCGGTTCAGTAAAACCCGTTAGATCAAACCGATAATACTGCGCGTTTAAGGACGATGCCACGTGAGACAGTTTTTCAAACACCCATGCTGTGTCCGGCGTTTTGTTCAGCCATGACACCTGAGAACGGCGTATTTTAGCTAAGTCTTCCCCTGTGGGGTTACCGCCAACTTGCGCTTGGTTTTCTGCCTTAATAGCCTGTTCTTGAAGCCAGTTAAGTTCTTGTTCGTTAAAAGCCCCCTCCCACCAAACAAAAGGTTCTACAGGCATCGAATAGGGTGTTAACACGTGCTGCATGGTTTGTCCTTGTGCGTGATGATGAAATGTATGCACTTCATAGGGGCTTCAGAGTTGCCGCCAACCAGTTGATGGTTTACCCATGAGTTGCTAAACAAAACAGTCCCCGGCACTATATTATTAAAATGAATTGAGTTAGTTGCGGCGTTTACATCACCACCTTGCTCAAAATCCAGCTCCACCATCGCCTTGTTCATGCGCGTGTCGTGGTAAACAGGATACGCTGCGCCTTCAACAGCATCTAAAAAGAACCAACCACAAATCTGGCTATTCTTATGTACGTGCACATTAGTGCCGCCCCCGCGCTTAACCTCTTGCGCCCACAGTCCTTGCACAGAGAAGTCGTACTTCTCCACTGCGTAACCTTGGCTTCGCAATATCTCGGTTGCTGACACCAGCAGGTAGTCAGACAACTCTCGAGCTTCCATGTATCGACCCAAATGCCCCGATTGACACACAGGGTAGTCAGGGCTTCGCACCTCATCAAGACGCGCATTACATAACGGCAAAACCTGACCTATAAAATCAGGCCGCTCGTCGCGGTAAACGAGAGTCGGGAAGTACGCAAAGCTTTCCATCAGCCGTTCACGTAGTTCACAAGAGTTGCGGCAAACGCCGTAATATCCGCCGCAGTCACGTCTCTTGAGTCAGCTGGTTTGCTTCGTGCGTTTTCAATCAATGTTTCTTTCGCTAAACGTATTGCTTCTAATTTTGCACGTTGTGCTTCTAACTGTTGCTGGTTAGCGTGACGGGCATTTTCAAACTCTAGCTGGTTATCGTAACGGGCTGTTTCTAGCTGAAGTTGAAGATCATTGTTAGTTTGCTGTGCCGTAACGGTAGTGTCTGTCATTTTCAAATCTCCTTAAAATTAAGCTTTAACATCTTTCATGGCGATATTGCCGTAGTACGTGGTCCCGCCATCTGGGGTAAAAAACACCCAAATATCAACAGCATTAGCCGTTGTTGTTCTAGACAAAGCGCTTGCACCTCCGGGAAACCTAAACGCGCCGCCTGCCCATGCAACAGTTCTACCCGCCGTGGCATCGTTAGTCAAAATGAGTGTAAACGAAGATGCGCCAGTAGCTACTGGATAGCGAAGTGTGATGGTAGCACTACCTGTAAGCGTGGCCGTGAAAACACCGCCCGACACAACATCAAGGTTTATAGCGGCGCCGGTGTTACCCAAGGCTACGACCGTGTCTGCGTAGCCAATTGCCTGTATATAAGTGCCCGACGTTACTGCTGCTGCAGTACCAAGCAAGCTGGTAGACGTTACTGCTGCGGCAGAACCACCCCCTAGAAGGACTTTGTTTGCATCCAGAGTGCCTGATTGTGTGACCAGACCGCCCGTCGTGTTAACCGCAGTGCCAACAGCCGTAACTACACCTGTACCCGTTGTGGTAGAGGTAACCGCCGCAGCAGAGCCACCACCAAGCACTATGGCGCTTGCAGCCAAGGTGCCCGATTGAGTGACATAACCGCCAGAGGTGTTAATGTTTCCGCCGAGGGCTGTAGCTACACCTGTACCAAACGAAGTAATACCCGTACCGCCGTTGGCAACAGGTAGAGTACCCGTGACGCCAGAAGCAAGGTTTACCACAGCTGCAGTTGGGTTGGCATTAGTTACCGCCGCACCGCCGCCCGCGCCGTCCGTTACTATCATCACCTTGCTGCCGTTGGCAATGGTTACCGTAGCACCTGAGCCCTGAGCAATCGTTATCGACTGACTGCCGCTCGTAGCGTTCTCAATGATCCAGACCTTGGACACCGTGTTCGGAGCCAGTGTCACGGTGCGCGTTACAGTCAAGGACACCGCAGAGGTAATCTTCAAGTACAGCGAGCGGACGCCGTCAGCCGACGCATCCGGCATCGTAAAGGTCTCGTTGGCGTCAGCGGCCATCTGCTTGGTGCCAAGGCTAAACGCGTCAGCGATCAGGGCGAGGTTGGTGTTGGTGCTGGTGCCCCATGTGCCTGACTCGTCGCCCGTGGCGATTTCCTTCAGTCGTAAATCATTTGCAAAAGTTGCCATGTTAGCTCCTAAGCGGCGTCGTCCACTTCAATCCAATTCGGGGTTTGAACATCATTTACTTCATTCCAGTTCGGCGTCTGTGCATCGTTTACGATGTTCCAACCAATTATTCTGACATTGCCGATTGCGCCAACTCCAGCAACGCCTGTGGGGGTGACTATGTCATCTACCCTAAGGGAAACAGTGCCTATATTACCAGTGCCGGCAGTTCCCGTAACCGTTTTCCTAACCAGCGATACTACACTGCCTACGGCGCCCGTTCCAGCTACGCTTGGGGCAACAACATCCGTATCATAGGCTGGGATAACCGTGCCAACTGCCCCGCTGCCTTGTACACCAGTGATATTGGGGTACAGGACAGGTTTAACGCTACCTGCTGCGCCTGTGCCTTCAACACCAGACACGGCAAACGAGACTCGGGTAATCGGTGTGCCTATGGCACCTGTACCTTGAACGCCGTCTGGGACGATTAACTCTGCAATTAAAACAACAACGGCGCCTATTGCGCCTGCGCCCTGCACACCAACCGGGATGACAATGTCATCAACCTGTACTTCAAAGCCGCCCATCTCACCGACGCCTTGTACGCCGGTTGGGATTTGAACGCTGCTGTAGTTTGTGACTACATTCCCGACTGCGCCTGCACCCGCAACACCAACAGGTACGATGGCATCGCCAACTACAACAAGGACCGTGCCTACATTACCCGTTCCACTAACCCCAGTAGGGATTATGTTTTCGTTTACGGCTATGGATACGGTGCCAACTGCCCCTGCCCCAGAGACAGATATA